TGTAAGCGATGATGTCAGCAAGAGCTGCATCTACGTCGTTGAAAGAAGTTAGGTTTAGCTTCTTAGTTGTTGTTACTGCGTTACCATACTCGTTAAGAGTTACAGTAACTTGGTTTGGGTTGCCAAGAGCAATAGAGGAAACATCAGATGATTCTGTCAATGTACCTGTAGCGGTGCTAAGGTCTGAATAGATGGAGAATACAACTGACGAACCTGGCATAGCTTGCTGTACTGGCTTGACGTCAGCCAACGCACGCATCACAGGGATGGAACGTAGGGCCATACGTACATACTGGTCATATGCTGTTTTTACGAGATTGGAAATATCCGATGTCGTAGTCAGCGTACCCGTAGGAATTGCCACTTTAGTGCCTTTCGATTAGGTTCGGAATTAGAGTCCAGATTGACGAATGATTTCATCCAACTCTTCGCGGGTTGAAGCATTCATTAGCTTCTGATGAACCTCTGCTTGGAACTCAGGTGTGTTACCTTGTTCAACAGCATTGGTCATCCGCTGGTATGCAGCTACCTGCTTAGGGTCTACATTCGGTGCAGCCTGGTTCGACTGGGTATTTACTCCGAATACATCGGCGTAATCTTCCAGCCATTTTGATACAGACTCCTCAGTTGGGTCTATATCCTGTGGGATAAATGATGCAATCTTGCTATTTACCCCGCGACTTGCGAGTGCGTCTTTGATTGCTCGTTCTCTTTGTGCTTTATTTAAGGATTCAAACTGTGCCTTTAATTCAGCTAGTTCCTTATCCTTTTGCTTTGCTGCTTTGCGCAGTTGCTTTACGAGATTGTCACCATCATTAGATGGTGTGTCAAAGTCGTCATCTTCGTAGTCGTAGTTGGACATAGAGTCCTTCTCCCTTGTTAGTAGTTGTCGCAGGCCTCATATGGTTTGGGGAACGCCATATGGCTCCTGCTCCTGGGTTTATTACGCTCTAACAGACCAGTCGTCCTGTTAGCAGGCTTAGAATGAGCCAGCTCTTTCGCGGGCTAATGCGCCTTGTGCTCTACCTGCTTGACCAGAGAACTGTGCAGTCTCTAGCTCAGATAGTTTGCGGCGCTTGGCTGCTGCTTCTGCAGCGCCAGGTACATTAAATACTTCTTGTTCAGCTGTTTGTTGAGTGTAAGCTCCGAGTCCTTGCTTAGCATAGATATCTCCAAGCTGTGAAGCTCTTGGCAATACTTCAGCTACAGCTCTATAACCTTGCTGTGCTTGAGCTTTGTTTACACCATAACGTGCTAGGTATTCAGCATCTGTTACATTGGTAGCAAGTCCTAGTTGAACTGCACTAGCACCAATTTCAGCTGCAGTGATTCTGCGTTTAATCTGCTCTAATCCCTTTTCTGGGTCAAGTGCATAAGCAAGCAAGTCACCATTTGTAATATCAGGATAGAATGTCTTGAGTGCTATACCAACTTCAGGGTTAGCATAAATAATTCTGTTCTGTGCGGTTTGGATTCTGTCTTCCAATTCAGCTGCAGAAACATCTCCTGCAATAAACTTCTCAAATCCTGCTTGGCGTCCTAAATCTCCGCGAGTGTAATAAGATTCTGGCAGACCATAGTTGCGCATAATGCTTTGGTATTGGTCTTCTAATCCAATGTATTCAGCTTCTGATAAAGCACGAAGTCCTTTAGCGATACGTTGTTCATTAGCACCAAAGCGAGTTTGATATGCCTTGGATTCTGTTCTTAGGCGTAGCAATAATTCATCTGCAGATAAACCATCTTTAATATATTTAGATACATCATCAACTAAAGCGCCTAAACCATATCTGTTAAATTGGTCTTTTAGTAAATCAAAGGCAGACTGTCCAGCTCTTGCCTTATCTCCAGCCAAATTTCCAGGTGTTAAAACTTGTGTGCTTCCATCATCATAGACTGCAACAATGTCGCCAGTTGCTGGGTCTTTATAGGTAGAAACCATTTTCTTTTGAACGCCTGCAGTACCTCCAGTACCAGCAGTTCCACCAGTTCCTGCAGCCCCACCTGCTCCGCCTACACCACCAGTACCACCAGTACCACCAGTACCTCCAGTACCTCCAGTACCACCGGTTCCACCGGTTCCTCCAGTACCTCCAGTGCCACCGGTGCCACCAACACCACCAGTGCCACCAGCACCGCCAGCACCAACCACACTTTCGGTTAATGTTTTAGCTGCATCTGATGATGCTTGCGCTGCACGCAACAACTCATCAGCAGCGGCTTTCTCTTCCAAAGTAGTTGCGCTAGTAATAGCAGCAGCAGCTGCAGCAAGAGCAGCGTTGGCATCAGCAGTAGCTTTTGCAGCGGCATCGGCATCGCCAGCTCCGCCAGGGATGTTAGATGCTAATGTATTTGCTCCAGCTGAACTTTCAAAAGTAGCTGTAGTAGGGCCACCTTCTGAACGTGCTTCAGCTTCTGCAGCCTTTGAAGAATTTTTTGGAGTTCTATAAAGTTTCCATTGTCCTGTTGAAACTCCGCCAATCCAGCTGTAGTAATAAATAAAGTTTTCATCTGCGGCAGGAGCTTCTGGGCGGTTTGTTGGGTCAAGCATTGGATTGCTTGAAGCTCTTTCTTCAGCCTTAGTAGCAATGCGTTGTTCACGCTCTGACTTAAGTTCTGCCATTCTTGCTTCACGCTCAGCTTTAAGTTTTTTAGCTGCAGCTTCTTCTTGCAATCTTTTTGTCTCGGCAGCAGCAGCATCTCTAAGAGCTTTACGCTCTTTTTCAGTCATACGCTTAGGGTCTAGTGTTGAGCCACCACGAGTACCAACGCCTGTTGTGGCATCGCTATCAGCCATATTACCTGTAGTTCTAGCGTTTATTCTCATTGTTACCCCTGGAATCCAAAGTTACGTAGGATATCTAGCGCAGTACTAGCGGCCTGTTGTCTTGCTGCATCAGTGAAACCCCATCGAGGGTCATTGCGTAGTTGACGTTCAAACTCATAAATAGGCACTTCACCTTGTTGGGTAATAGCAGCTCTAAGAGTTGGGTCATCTAGTCGTACTGAACCTCTTGGTAGTTCAAGAACACTTTCCATAACGCCTTGATATGGTGAATAGATTACATCTAAATCAATGCCACTATCAATCAACTTGCCAATTCTTTCAGGCAAGCCAATCTTTGCTACATCGCGGATTCTCTGCTTGAACTCTTCAATGTTAGCGCCGTCATTTACAGCTTTAACCCATTGAGGTAACTGTGCTCCAAACAACTTATTGACATCCATACCATTAGCAAGAGCTGTATCACGCAGGGCTGTGAATGTGCTCAAAGCTTTGCCCTTGTAGCCAGCGCCTGCAAATTGTAATTTGCTATTTACAAACTGGTCAAATATAGCTGAGTCTTGGTCTTTGTTTGTATCGTAAGCTTCTCTTGCCCAGTTGAGTAAGTCAGCCTCATCATAAGTTGCTCCTGCAGCATCCGCTGCATTCTTAATTCTAACTTTCAGACCTTCAATATCTAAGCCATAGTTTGTGCTTTGGTTTAGAGTTGCAATCTTAGCTGGGTCGCCCTTGGCTTCTGCCAGAGCATCCATATAAAGCTTCTTGTCGTTAGCTTTTTGTGCTAGATTCTTTGGAGTAAGGGCAGCTTCCTTTAGTTCCTTCTGATATTTAGGCAGAGCAGATAGCTGTTCCTTTAACCACTGTGCTTCATTTAAGCCAGTAACAGAAGCTTGTGTTCCTACATCTCCAGCTTTTGTATACTTTTGAGTAGCAGCATTAGCCTTCTGAGCCTTTTGTAGTTTAGGACGCCAGTTGTCTAATTCTTCTTTGCTTGGGTCACGGCCTAGTAAGTTCTGGAAAGCTGCGGTAATCTTAGCGTTAGCATCTGTATCAGATGAAACCGCTGGATAAACCATTGTGCTAGGTTTCTTGTTTTTGCTATCGCTGGCTGTTGCAAGTCCAGCTCTTTCTTTAATTGCAGCTAATTCTTGAGGAGTAAATAAGCCGCCAAGAACAGAATCAATGTTTTTGTTTCTGCTCTGTATGGTTTTAACCACACGCTGATTATATGTCTCGGCCATTACTTACCTTCTCCTGGGGTTAGGTACTTATCATAAACTAGGTCTTGAGATAGGAACCTGTCGTACAGATAAGAGAATCCCATCTTGTCATCATTCTTTAGCTTGTTTACTACTGCATCGTAAAGAACCTTTAAGTCAGCATTCTTCTTAGCAGTGATGCTCTTAGCTTCACGAGCAGAAAGCTGAGCAGCAATAACTCTACGGAAATCTAGGTATGCAGATACTGACTTCCAGGTTGCATTGTCAGCGTTGTCTCTCATAAACTTTTCATTATCTAATATCTGAGACAGGCCAACTACTACTCGGTTGGTCTTTGAACCATCTGAATCATAGTAATCATTGAACCAGGCTGAAGGTACATACTGGCCAGTCTTTGGGTTAAAGATAGGATTACCTTGAGAATCAGTTTTACGTCCTAGCTTTTGAACAACAGCTTGCTTGATAACATCCAAGTCTTCAGCACCCTTTGCTTGGGTTGATGGCAAGCCTCTATCTTGAAGCTCATTATCAATAGCATCCATTACCTTGTTGAAAATAATCCAACCCTTTTCAGCTTCATTTTGTAGCTGAGCTTGCGCTGGGCTAATGGTTGAAAGGAACTTTTCTTTAGCGGCAGGAGTGATTCTCTTGCCCTTTAGGTATGTGTATGCTGCCTGAGAAAACTCATAGTTAGTGAAATTGTTTGTGACTAAGCTGATTAGCTTTGGCTCTACGCCTGCAAGTTGAGTTACCAAATCACCGTACTTCTGTACACGTTCTACCGCATACTGAGAAGACTGGATGTTTGTTGGGTTAGATGATAGGCGAGCAGTAAATTCAAAGTATTCTGGGAAGTCTTCTAAGAACTTAGCGTCTGCATCTACACCGTATACTCTGCGGTATTCACGAGCTTTATCAAGATAGAATCTATATGGTGTCTCAAAGCGAGGTGCAAATGGCAAGACTAGGTTTGCAACAGTACGCATATTCCAGTATTGCTTAGTCAGCTTATCAATCTTCTCAGGAGAAACAGGTGGCAAGCCATTACGCTTTGCTTTCATTTGTTCTGTATTCCAGATTAACTGCCAGCTTGCTGCGTATTGCGCATCATCCATACCAGCCTCTTTGGTGATTTGACGCTTCATCCAGGCTGGAACTACAGCTTCCCAAGATGATTCATATGCACCAAAAGGCAATACCATTCTTAACGATTCTTCTAGGCTTGGCTTCTTCTTTAGTAATTCAGATGCAGGAATTGCTACATATGGACCTACTGGGAAGATATCGCTAAATACATTCTTGTTTCCTGTGTTGTAAAGCACATCCAAACCGCCACCAAAGATAATATCCAATGACTGCTTAGGAATTGCCATATCATTTAGGGACTGTAATCCAGGAAGCCCTTTTAATCCTTTAGGTACTCCAACCCAAATGTAATCATTTCCGGTTGTTTCTCCTGGAGGAACTATGTTTCCTTCAAAGTCTGTAACCAAACCAGCGCGGTTAGGTGGCTGCCATAGCTGATAACCACGATTAGCGATAGCTGGGTTAGCAACTACAAACTTCATCCAGGTTTTAACTGCGTTTTCTTGAGCAGAAAAGAATGGACTCATATACTTAAACATACCTGCAAGGTTTGACCTACGCTCGATGTTGAACAGAATGCTCTTCATCTCACGCAAAGCAATCTTGTGAGATGCCATCATAAGTTGTTCTTGTTCTTGGAGGGTAAGTCTGTCCTTCTTTAGACCAGTCATAATGTCAAGACGACGCTTAGCCTCACGGCGATACAACTCAATGTACAAAGGATTGCGTGCCCAAGCATCTTCAGGTAGTGTGCCTAGGAACTTAAAGGCTGTATTAGTAAAATCTCTAATGTTCTTCTTAGCAACATTGAAAAGATTCTCTTCAAGTACGTGTCCGTGAACTACAGGTAGTTCTGTTGGGTCCTTGAAAGCTGTACGCAAATCTTCTGCGGTAACTTCTCTCATCTTGCTGCGTAGCCCAGAGTTAGCTGGCAGGTATTGGTCTAGGAAACCATTAGTCTTTGTGACGTATTCTCCAGCCTCGTTGGATGTAATGCCTAAACGCTTACGCAAATCGCGGCCATCTGTAGAATTACGTAGCCACTTTGTAACATCTTCAAGTGATTCTCCTGCAGCAAGCTTAGTTGCTACTGCAGAGTTACCAAATTGGTTACGAAGTGTCTGTGCCCACTGCTCAAAGTAGCCTGGGTCTGTAGGACGGACAGCGCCAATACCCTTAGATGAAAGCTTTCGCTTATACATATCGGTATTAGCATCAACTAAACGCTCGAATGCGTTGCCAGATGAAGCGATACGACGGAACATCTCACCTAGAGGACCGCTGAATGCGTCATTTAGTTCATAAGTTTGACCATCTGAGGTAGTTACCTTCAAAGTACCGGTGCCAATACGCTGCTTTGGAGCAGCACCCTTGTTGGCATTTAGTACATCTGCAAACTTTTCGTATACAGCTTGCTTCTCTTCTTGTAAAAGCTTGAGTGTATTGACCTTGCCTAGTAATTCTAGGTCATCTGGTCTGATAGATAGAGTAGCTTCTGCTTCACTAATCTGTGTTTTGAGAGTATTCAGCTCATCAATCACACCTTGTGACTTCTGCTGAATCTGCTTAACAGTCATACCCTCAAACTGCTTTGAGTATCTATCAATGATACGAGCAGGGACAGCCAAGCTGTTGTTAATAAAGTTCTTTGTACCAGCACCTAAATGCTGCAAGGATGTCATTGCGCCTACAGAGGCAGCAATACGTAGCTGAGAATCAATACCGTTACGGATAGTATAACCAAGGCGAAGCAATGCTCCGGCCTTGAACAAGTCCTGGAAGACATCTGCATAGTGCAGAACTGAATCTTTGCTGCCTAATGTTATCTTGCGGAGTTCAGATGAGTTACGCTTTAGCAAGCTATCCATTAACTCGAAATCCATAATAGGCAGGAAGTTTGCACTCTGTGATTCAAACTGTGGAACCTTCAAGACTGAACCATCGGTATCAACCATAAAGCCGTTGTCTTTGATGGACTTCAATGCTGAGGTTCTAGCTCTGTTATAGTTATTGTAAAGCTGTTCAGCTACACTTTCTGGAATATTATCATATTTCTTAGCAAGTTCACGTACAGCTGCAGACTCTAGGTTAATAACAGCAACGCTACGTGCTTCTGGAGTAGCTGCTGAAATGTAATCATCAACCAAAGCCTTTGATTGCTCAGGTGTTAG